TAATAATTAAAATCGTATCTTATAATATGAGCAGTAAATACTTAGCTACCGCAGCATTCCAATCTTCATCTAACGAGGTGAAGTACTCTATGTTTATCGGTAGATGGCAACCTTGGCATGCAGGGCATCGCTGGTTGATCAATCAAAGATTAGAAGAAGGTAAGAAAGTTCTACTAGCAATTAGAGATGTAGAACCTGACGAAAGGAATCCTTGGACGCCTCAAGAGGTTTTAACTAACTTGACACATTACTTGTTAGAGTCAATTCAAGAAGGAAGGGTAAAGATTATAATTATGCCGGATATTGAGTCTGTTAATATTGGAAGAGGAGTTGGTTATGATGTTATTGAACATATGCCACCAGACGATCTTCTATATATCTCAGCAACTAAGATTAGAGAACAGATGAAAGCAGAGGGTAAGTTATGACAGCAGAAGAACAAATAGAGGAAATTCTATTAGAAGCCGATTCATATGGATTGTGGAGAGAGGTATTAGATGATGCTAGAAAGCTTATAGAGGAAAATCCGAAAAGAGATAGAGTATCTGCCTTTGAAGAAGCATTCAATGATTGGGTAAAATAGTTACATGAAAGTAGAAAGGAAAAGACATATTGCTAAAACTATAAGCTACAGAGTAATAAGTACCGTAATTGGTTTTTTGCTTATGTGGCTTATCAGCGGTTCTATTAAAGTAGGGGCAGCTTTTGGAGTAGCAGAACTAGTGTATAAACCAATTCAATACTACTTACATGAGAGAGTATGGTATAAGTGGATTAAGTATGGATTAAAAAAATCTGAGTAAAAATAAGATATGGAAAAAATATACTTTGATGAAACTACATATATCTGGAAAACAAAATTAAACAAAGTAACAGATAAAATAAAGCTACTACAAGAAGCTAAAGTAGTAATAGAATCTGCAAAGAATAATACAACGGACGGGTACGGATACATGATGGAATGGAATAGTAATATTAACTTTAACGGTAACATTAAAATTAAAAGAAAGTTAGATGAAATAATTCAACTTAGTATAGATAAATGTAAAAAAATTTATGAAGAAAAAAATATAACATATAACAAAAGCAATATGGATTCATGGGTTAATATGGTACGATCTAACAATCCGGTGCAAGTTCAATTCAAATATGAAGAACTTAGAGGTGTTGATAAGTACCATATACATACTGATATAAACAAAGGTAATAAAAAATTTGCCCCTCACTACACCTGGGTGTACTATATACAAATGCCAGATATTATGGAGGAGGAAGACGGGGTTTTGTATTTTAGAGGTAAAAATAAAAAAGAATATTGGATTCGACCTGAAGAAGATGATTTAATTATTATGGAAGCGGATATGCCACACGCACCTAACAACGCACCTAGTTCAACTGTTGACAGAATCGTTATAGCAGGTAATATTGGGTTTGAAAATATAAAAAAAACTAATAGCCTTATATGAGAGATTTGAAATTTGGACCTCCTGTCTTTGTCACTAGTATCTCTGAAAAATTAAGAACAGATTTACTGTTACAAGGAGTGAGACAAAAAACCGACGCTAGAACACGATTAGCTGGTCATATCGCAGATGAAAAATTCTATTCTGATTTAGTAAAAAGTAAATTTGAGTCAAACATATTAGAAAAAATAAAAGAGTATATTGAATCGATTATAGACGTAAGACCTATTGAACGTAAAAATTATAAAACAACATTAAATAGCTTGTGGATTAATAGACAAAAATCAGCTGAACATAACCCGCCACATAGACATTCGAATGGAGAAATATCGTTTATTATCTATTTAGATTTTCCGGAAGAAATAATAAATGAACAACCATTTAGTAAAGCATCCTACCAACCAGGTACAGTATCTTTTTTTTATGGAAATAATACACAATTAAAGATAACTCCTGAAAATCAGTTCCTAGATAAATTATTATCCCCAATAGATATAATTGAATATAAACCAAAAACAGGTGAAATGGTTATATTTCCGTCATACTTGATTCACTATGTATCACCATTTTATACCGAGGGGGTTGAAAGAATTTCGGTCTCGGGTAATATTGGAGTGATCCAATCAAATATTAAAACAATAATTTAGATGTTAGTAGGTAATAAGTTCATATATGTAAATTTACCAAGATGCGGGTCAACTTCGTTTCACTACTCATGTATGTTGAACGGTTTAGAATTAAAAAACTTAAACTCAGAATGGCAAAATATAAACTCTAAAATTGATTTTAAAGATATAGACGAAACTAAAATAATGGACTTTATCCAACACGGACATGAACAATTACCGCTGCTAAGAAAAGAGTTTGGAGATCATCACCCTGTAATTGCTGTTAAAAGAGACAGACATAGTACATTTTATTCACTATATAAACATGTTGTTTTTGATTTAAGAAGAGCTTTTGCTATGAAAGCATGTATCTTTTTTAAAAACTGTAGTTTAGATGAATTATTTTTTTTTAAAACAGAAGATTTGTACTCTTATGAAAACAGAATAAGTATAATAAATGATTTTTTATTAAAAAATAAACTTATAAAAAAATATAGCAGACCTGAAGAAGTTATAAATTTATATTCCGACGAATATATAGTTAATATACTCAACATACTTATAACCCCTGCTTCCTATTGGCACAATCACGATAAAGATATTATTTGGTTTGATATTAATAAACTAGATCTGTTAGAAAAATGGGTATCAGAAAAAATTGAGAAAGAGTTTATACTAAGACAGGTTAATTCCAGTCAACATATAAACTGTTCTTTAGAATTAGATCAGCATTTTAAAGATAAGTACGATAGTGTTTACAATTTTTACGACATACCTAAAGCTATTAAGACGTTAATATAGGATGATTAAAATAATTGATAACTACCTAACTCCAATTCAATGTGAATCTATTACCAGTTTATGGGACAGTAGTAATGTTATTAATATAACGGATGATATTTATCGTTTCTATGGAATAGACTTAATACCACATTTAAAAAAAGTTACAGGTATTATTCCCAAGTTTAAGAGTTGTAATTTTAAAAAACTTAGAATACAACGTACAGATGAAAGTATTGTACAAGTAGAAACGAAACATACTCACTTAAATAATTACTCTTTTGTTATTTTTTTAAATGATAATTATAGTGGAGGTAGATTAATCTTTGATAAAATATCTGTGACTCCTAAAATAGGGAGTATGGTGTATTTTACTAAAGAGGAACCACACAGAGTAGAAAATTGTGTTAGTGCACGATTTACATTAGTTGGATTCCTACATAATAAATTATTTGAAACAAAAATGACATTAATTTAAAATGATGAAAATACCTACTATTAATTATAAAGAAATATTTGATGCTTGGGTAATTTCTCTTAATCCAACACCTATCCAGCAAGAATTGGCTAAATTAAGACTCGAAGTCTGCTTAGGATGTGATTTTAGGAAAGAGACAATAAAAGGGTTAAAATGGAGTGCGTTCTGTGACCAATGCGGGTGCCCTTTAAGTAAGAAAGTATTTTCAACAAGCTATAACGCTTGTCCATTAAAAAAATGGGAAAATACGGATTCTGCATATATAGAACCGAAAGAATATAAAAAGAATAAAACAATAATATGATAATCTAGACTAAATAAATTAATTTAGATATTTATACTTAAAGGAAATATACTTATGAAAGCAACGATAGTTGGTAGTGATCTGCTACAAAAAGATGATTCGGTAAAAATTATAGAAATAAATACCAATACCTGTATCTCTAACGATGGTGCAGACTTATTAGACTACACAGCACTATTTAACGTACTAATTAGTAATAATATTACGGAATTTCACTATATATGGACAGATGCAGCTGCATACTTACCTTTAAATCAACCGCATAAATTCCGTAATATACTTGAAACTAAATGTTTAGAAAATAATATTTCTTTTAACGAACATATTGTAGCATTAAGATCAATTACGGTACCTTATATAGAAGACGCACCTTATAAATTTATTCTAAGACAAGCATTTGATACCACTGCACTAATAGATGATACATATTGTGCTAATAAATTTGAGTTTTTTAATCTAATGAGTGGGTCTGCTTACGTACCAAAAACATATTTTCAATCACAAGATTTAAGTCTAAATACTTTAGATGAGATAGATTATAGTACAGATAAGCCGAATCTTCTAGTTAAAGCAAAAGACGCTTCATACGATGTTATGAGCTACCCAGCTATATATAATATTTCTGATATAAACCAGTTAGCTATAATTACTGATTCTCTTGAAGATAAGTATTTAGCTCAGGAATTTATATTTTCTGAAGATAATATAGTAGAAGGAAGATACGCAACAATAAGAAGTATTGATATTGTATATGGCCCTAATTTAGATATAATTAATATGGGCGGGTATACTCATTCTAGTAGATTACCACTTACATTTAGTGAAGATGAACTCGTTTTAGATAGTAGAAAGTTTAATCAGAAGACTAGACATAAATATTTAACAAAACATATTGCACGAAGACAAGATTCAACCGACTACCATACAGATGATGATTCATATATCTTAAAATACGACGGTACTTTAGCAGATGTTGATACTATTCAGTTAGGTGATTTTATTCGTTCTATTAATTTTACAGATACGAACGAAAACGAAGCAGCAGCTTTTACATCTGCAATATCTACATACGGATGGAGTAGTACATTAGTGCAGTCAAATGCTACATTGACACCGATGGAATCTGAATTAATAGGTATGGTATCAGCATCAATAGAAATAGTGATGGTAAAAATCACACTATCAGATGGCCGTACCTGGACAGAGGCTTTAAATTCTACTTTTTTTATAGAAGAAAAAGACTCTACTGAAACTAGATGGGAAATAATAAACAACTGTTACGTTGGTGATAAAATAGTTGTTACTGATTCAAATACAGCTGAACTAACGGCAGTAGCGATTTCTAATTTAGAGGTGGTATATGAAAGTAAAACAATATATACTTTAGATTTTGCACCATCCGATTTATTCTTAGTGGATGTGGGAGATAGTGATTTTGCTGTAATGCACAATGGTTGTTGGTGTAGTTGGAGCTACTGCGGTAACTGGTGTTATGCAACTTGGTGCCCAACATGCTACAATGAAACCTTTAAATAAGAAAATAAAATTATGGCAAAAGTAGAAAAGAAAAGAGTAGAAAGACCAGCACAGGTAGTTAAAGTAATTACAAGTCCATTGTCTAATGATTTAAAAACAAAAGTAGCAGCAGCATTTTCAGCTGTTGTATCTGCAATTAAAGTTAAACATTTAGAAGAGTAATATCTACTAGGTATTTGATTTCATTAGTTAAATTGTTATGAGATGAAATCTAAAATAGATTTAAAAAATTACTTCTGTAGTGTTCCCTTTAATTCATTAGAAATACATAACAATGTCTGTTTTCTTTGTTGCCCTTCATGGCTCCCAAACAAAGTAGAACTCAGTGAAATCCCGCTCAAAGATATTTACAACAGTGAACCAGTAGTTGATGTTAGAAACTCAATACTAGACGGTTCTTTTAAATACTGCAGTAAAGAACTCTGCCCTTACTTAAGCAAATTACTAAATCACGGAATTGCAACAGGACCAGTTACATTAAAGGAAGCTGCCTCACATACTAACCCTATAGTAGCAAACAATACACCAGATAATATAGTAATGAATTTTGATAGGACATGTAACTATAAATGTCCTTCCTGTAGAGTAGATTTGATTGTAGAGGATAGTAAAGGTATTAAGAGGGTTGAAAAGACAATAGAAGAAATTGATACCCACTACTCCGCAAACGTTAAAACACTATACATTACAGGCTCAGGCGATCCTTTTGTCTCAGTTGGATTCCGAAATTACTTAAGGAACTTTAATCCAAAAAAATACCCGAAACTAAAGTCGATTCATTTACATACTAACGCATCATTGTGGAATAAAGAGATGTGGGATAGTATGCCAAATATTCATAAATACGTACGTACCTGTGAAATATCTATAGATGCAGGTACAAAAGACACTTACGAAAATAAAACAAGACTAGGCGGTAAATGGGACACTTTAATTAACAATTTAAAGTACATAAGTACTCTACCTATATCAGTAAAAACCTCTTTTGTTGTGCAGGATACAAATTATATGGAAATGGAAACTTTTTATAACTTAATGTATTTTATTTTTGGTAAGAAGGTGAATGTATTTTTTGGTAAAATAACTAATTGGGGTACATTTACAGAAGCTGAATTTAAACTTAAACAAGTATGGGATGTAGAACATCCGGAACATAGTTTATTTAAAAAAGAGTTTAATAAGATATGGAAAAATACAAACTTATTTCATAACTTATATGAGTTTATAGACAACACAAAGAAAACAATTATATGAGAATTTTAGTTTTATCACATGCTAGAAGCGGTTCAACTATATTATGCAAATGGTTATCGAAAGAACTAAATATTGAATTAGATGAAACACCTTATGATTATAAAACATTTAACTCAATTTTTAACAAGAATAGTTTAATAAGAAAAATTGTTATTGAGGAATATGATCCACCAAATGAAATTATTGAAAAATTTGATAAAGTTATTTGTATAACTAGAGAAGATAATACTGAAAGCGCTATAAGTTTTGTTAATGCAGACACTAAAGCTGAGTGGCACGTTACATATGAATTAACTAATGAGTGGATTGACAATAATAAAGATGAAATTGTAAAAAGAGTTTATGTACTTCAACACTTAAAAAAGCATTTAAAAAATAAAGACCTGTTCCAAATAACTTACGAAAATATCTACATTAATAAAGTAGACATAAACAGAGTGATTAGTTACTTAGATATTGAAAAACCAAAATATTTAGATATGCTCGATTATAGTAAAAAATATAGAACAGATACATTCACCTTAAATTATGATTTTAAAAGAAAAAATATTATTTAGTAAAGAGGAGTGTGAATCTATAATATCATATAACGACACCTATATTACAAATTGGGTAATGGATAATAGAAAATATAATTCACAACCAATTAATTATTCATTAGATACTAAATGGTTATTTGATAAGTTAAAGGAGTTTGTTGAAAGAGAAACCAAAATTGAATTTAGGTCTATTAAAAAACAAATACATTTTCATAAATTTGTGAAGGCCGACTGGTTTGGAAAACACAACGATATTCGAGAAAATAGATTATATGCCGTAGGAGTTTTATTAAGTGACGATTTTGAGGGTGGTGATTTTAAATTATACAATCCAAATGAAATTATATTAGATAAAGTTATTGGGAATACATATTTATTTGATGTAAGAATAGACCACGAAATAACACC